GTTTCGCTTCCCCGCGTTTCTCAGCAGGGATCGATTTCGGTGTACCAGGCCGGACCTCTCACCGTGAATGCAGGCTCAATCCTCCGTGTCACCGCTTCCCATCAGTACGGGAAGCGGACGCGCAGGGTCCTTCGCTGTGATTACAGCGACAACGCCGCGAGCACGCTGATCACTGGAACGACGAGTCCACGCAGTATGTCTTGCTACGTGGTCTTCGACGTCCCTCTGACCGGCCAGTTCTCGGCGACGGATCAACTCTCGCTCTTCAACGGCCTTAAGGGCACGTGGAGTGCGGGAACGGACGCAGTCATCAAGAAGCTCCTCGGCGGAGAAAGCTAACGCCGAGCGTTGGAGCTTCTTTCCTCCTGCGTTCGTGATCAGGGGTGCACGTTGGCTTAGGATGCTGTCCTCTGTTAGGAGGCGACATGAAAAGCCTGACTGTACTCTGGAATGACATCGCTGATGACTTGGCGATGTTGTGTTGCACTAGCGCCCACCGAGACAAGAAAACTGTCTCTGATCGGACGAAGAATGAAGGGTTGTCGTTTCTCACGATTACCCTCCCTACCTTCGCAAAAGACTTCGAACTCTGTCTCGAGCGAGGGTATGTGGACAACTCCGTTTTTCTATCTTTCAAGAAGAACGGGAGTCTCCCTGCCTTTTTGCAGGGTTTCTCTTGTCTCGTCTTCGACCGTAAAACAGGCGTCCTACTTGACGATTTCGATATCGGTGTGGTTCAAGCTATTCGGCAGCTAACGCTGCTGTTTGGCAAGATCCTCATCGATTGTACTGAGCAGCGAACTTCTGCTGCCTTTACTGATTTCGTCAAGTGTGAGCAGGAAGTCAAGGATCGGATCGGTACCCGGAACTTTTCCAGTTTCGATCGTATCGCCTCGCTCCTGTTTGGATCTGTCTTTTCCGTTGTAGACTATCAGATCTACTCCGGTGAGACTCGTCCCAAACACGGCCCTGGGGCAACGGCTGATTCCCTGTACGGGAATCAAAAGTTTCTCCAGACTACTTGGCCGAAGCGCCTTGAGAACTACTTCCCTTATGGGGAAATGGTTCTTCCAAACTGGTCGTATTTTGACCAGATGGACAAGGTTGACTTCCTCGAACCCGAAGCTGAGATCCCTGTAAAGGTCATCTCAGTTCCTAAGACGATGAAAACGCCTCGCATTATTGCTATAGAGCCGACCGCTATGCAGTACGCACAGCAGTCTGTTCTATTCATGTTGCGAAGGGCCATCCGTCACACTGTGATTGATAGCCTGATGGGCTTCGATGATCAGACACCTAACCAGCGTCTGGCCAAAGAAGGCTCGCTTAACGGCGAGTTGGCAACACTTGATCTAAGTGAAGCCTCCGATCGCGTTTCCATGGAGTGCGTGGAACATCTACTTGCTCGACATCTTCACCTTCGTGAGGCTGTTTTTGCTTGTAGAAGTACACGTGCTTCCATGCCTAGTGGAGAGGTTTTAACTCTCGCTAAGTTTGCGTCTATG